GATAGTATCCAGAAGAACGTTAGACCACATCATTGCCAGAAAAAAGTGGAAACATATATGAACAAGGGGTAACCAGGAGAGAAGCGATAAAATATGAGTAAAGGATTATGGTTTCCAACAAAGAGAATGAGAAGCGGCAAGCGGTCTATCTGCCCTTTGTGTGACGGATGGGGATTAGTAACAGACGCTAACACGAAAGAGAAGCGAACCTGCTTAATTTGTTCGGGAGTTGGAAGATTGAAGCCTAAAGAGTAACTTTGGAGATATGGCCGATTTAGGAGGTAGACCGCCAATATGGGATGACCCTGAGAAATTCGCTCAGGCGGTTGATCAATACTTTGAAGAAGACAAAACCCCAACGTGGACAGGGCTTGCTTTGCACTTAGGATTTGAGAGTCGGCAGAGTCTTGAGGACTACAAGAAACGGGACGGTTTTCTTACCCCAATAAAAAAAGCCCTCCTAAAGATCGAAAATACCTATGAAAAGGCCATTCAAAGTAGGAACCCAGCCGGTGCGATATTCGCACTCAAGAACTTCGGATGGAAGGATAAGCAGGAGATAGACCAGAAAACAGAACATAGTGGCGGTATCAACATTAGCTGGCAAGAGCCTCAACTACCAAATACCAACGATCAAAGTAGCTCTTGAGTCCTACAAGGCTTATAAGGCCGGATATAGGATAATAGCTAACCAGGGCGGCACACGTTCAGGTAAGACTTTTACCATCAATCAGCTTTTAATTGCGTTAGCGTTAAAGGAGAAACTAACCGTATCCGTTACCTCAGTGGCTTTCCCTCACCTTAGAAGGGGAGCAATGCGGGACTGGCGGACGATAATGGAAAACTCAGGATTGTATGACCCAATGGCGCACGTCCGTACAGAACAAATTTATCACTATCCAAACGGCAGCTATACAGAGTTTTTCAGTTCGGACAATAACCTTAAGGTTCGGGGGCCGGGGCGTGATATTCTATTCTTCAACGAAGCCAATCTCACTGACTTCGATACGTTTACTCAACTCATGTTGCGAACCCGAAAAACTATCTTTATTGATTTCAACCCGGCCGATGAGTTCCATTGGATATATGATAATATCCTCACAAGACCAGATTGTTATTTCATCAAGTCCACTTACCTAGACAACCCATTTTTACCTGATGAGCAGATCAAAGAAATCGAAAACCTCAAAAACGTTGACGAAAACTTCTGGAGAATATACGGAGAAGGGGAACGCGGCCATAGTGAAGGAGTTATATACACCCATTGGAAGCCGTATACTGGCAATGTGGATGGACGTGTTAGTTTCGGGCTTGACTTTGGTTATAACAATCCGACTTCCCTTGTCAAAGTCACCGAAAACGACCAAAACCTGTACTGGGAGGAGAAAATATACCAATCCCACCTGACAAATAGCGATCTGATACCGATGATAAAGCAAATAGTTAAGCCTCATGAAACAATTTACGCTGATTCAGCAGAACCAGCTAGGATTGAGGAGCTTAAACGGGCAGGGATTAAGACTGTACCAGCCAACAAGGATGTAAAAGAGGGGATAGACTTTGTAAAAGGGCGTTCTTTGTTCGTACATTCGCAATCAGTTAACCTTTTGAAGGAAATTAAGTCTTACAAGTTCGCAAGCAACCTGAAGAAGAATAAAAACGAGCCTGAAGTTCCAGTAAAGCTGAACGATCACGCGATGGACGCGGGGCGGTACGGTTCAATTTCAATGAAAAAGCCAAAAACAACCTTAAACGTAAGTTTCCACAGAGCATGAGAAAGAAAGCCACGACCTCCGGTATCACTGGCATACCGACACTGAACGGGGAGCCTATAAAAATAACCGATTCATGGGAGAAGACAACATTAGCCCAGTACCTGCGGATAATGAAGGCCGGCAACGACACGGTAGAGCTTTTAAGCATTATTACCGGGTTAGAATACGACCTTTTAAAGAAAGCCAACATAAAGGGGCTGGACAAGCTACTATATGCGTCCAGTTTCATTAATACCCATCCGGTAATCCCAACTAAGGTAGAGAAAATTGGAGGCTTTAAACTGCCTTTAAATCACAAAGGAATATTTGATATACAGTTTGAGAGCCTTGCCCAGTTTGAGGATATGCGTACGGTCATGGACGCAACAGACACCAAAGATGCAACAGCTATCACAGAATCCTATGCTAAATACTGTGCGTTTTACCTTCAGAAGCTACGGGACGGGGAATATGACGGAGGCAAAGCCTTAGCGATGGTTCCTGAGATCATGGAATATCCAGCCTTAGAAGTTATATCGGCAGGAAGTTTTTTTTTAGTCAGGCTGTGGATCTTATTACGTGGCACTCCAACAACGTCCCCGAGTTCAGCCCCCAGCCGGAAGAAGCGCACTGGGAAGCATTCCAGAAAAAGTTCGGCACGTATGGGACGATAGACAGGGTTTCACGTGAAATAGGGGTAAGCGAGGATGAGCTTTACCAATGGCCGGCTCGTAGATTTTGGTACAAACATATGTACTTAGCTTGGGAGAGTTTTAATAAAGCTGAGGACGCTAAAAGGATAAACCAAAAATAGTTATTATATTCGCGTTCAATGAGCCATAAGTGTATCCGGTTACTTATTGAACACACCGCCAAATCATTAGCGGACGATGTAGAATATACCTACGCAAGAACCTCAGACTTCAACCAGATCCGCGATAAAACCTACCCATTTATAACCCTAGACCCGATTCGTTCCGTACCTCAGTACACGGTTGACGGAACTTTGAACTACATGAAGGCGTGGGGTTGCAACATGGCGTTTTACCAATTGGATAAAGCCGGTTCTACTGGGGAAGAATACGCTTTGATCCTCGACCAGATGGATGATTACGTGGATAAGTTCATTAACAAGCTGAACTTCTACAGCAGCAAATCAGACGAGATCGTAATTGAAGGCATCAATCAAGAACCATTTATTAAAGCTACTTCTGACATACTCACAGGCTATCTATTAACATTTACCATCTTAGCAGCAGACACATTCGATTACTGCACAGTTAGCGATGAATGCTGAGCTTATCGCCATATTGAACCAGTACGGCAGCAGCACAGTTGATAAAATACGCCAAAATTTAGCCTCAACCGGAACCAACGCGACCGGAAAAACAAGCCAAAGTTTAAGATACGAGGTAACCAATCAAGGAACAAAGGCTACCTTAAAGGTGATGGGCAAACCCTACTTTGCCGTAGTGGAGACAGGTAGGAAGCCCACACCGGAATACACCAAACCCTCAACAGAGTTTGTCAATAGCATTAAAGAATGGCTACGTGCCAGAGGCAAGGATGAGAAGTCTGCGTATGGCATAGCCAAATCAATCCACAAGCGCGGCACAAAGCTATTCCGTGACGGAGGCCGTAAGGACATTTACAGCAACGTAGTCAACCAGGATTTAGTGGATAGAATCAGTTTAGATTTATTAAATAAATTTGCGCAGCAGTTTTTAGCGAGCGCAGTAAAAATGTTTACGGATGGCAGTAACAATTCTAGAACGACCACAGGGGCAAGTTCTTAGCACTACCGGAGTAATCGGGATAATAAGCTCTACCTATGGAACAGGTGACGCCACGGTGGGGAGTGCTGTGCATGGCCTGTCAGATGGGGATTATATTTACCTTGTTTCTGACATCGAGGATTATAACGGGTTTTGGTATGTCGATGTAACCGGAACAGATACCTTTGAGTTACTCCCATACTTAGGAGGTGACGCAGTACAGTACATTCAGGACGCTACGGTAACCTACTACGTTTCAACGTTAACGCATGGATGGTCAGCCGTTCACCTTCCTATTACCTACCGTTTATCATCAAATCTTTACCCTTTAAACTCATCCGATACAACTCGTAATATTACAAGCGTTACTGATTCTAACGGGTATTCAGTTATTCACTTATCCGGTTCTTTAGGATCAGCGGTTAACAGTTACGACTTTATAAATATCACTGTTCCAAACGACACTGAACTAAGTGGGGTTTATCAGATAATGGAGTTTATAAGTCCTACTGTGCTAATCATTAATTTGGCTTATGATTCAGGCAATAACTTTACATCGGCAACTGCAAAAAAAGAATATAATAACTACAATATTTGTGTATTTTATTGCGCTTATTTGGAAGCTAGGACTGATATGTGTTAGAATTGAATATGCACTAGACATAACCCAAGCTACTTCTCCTAGTCCTTGCTCTTCAGACAAG